CGTCGCCGGTGGATAGAAAGTTCTTCCACTTACATGATTTAAAATGTATCATACTACCTCTAGGTTTTGTGCTTCAGTATATAGTTTTCTCAATTCAACTTTAATATGTTCTTTATCAAGTTCCGTATCTACTGCTTCAACATATGAGTCAAGAAGCTCGGTGGTATCCTCTAGGGAGATAGCATCATCATCTACGTTCTCACCAATATATTCATCAAAGGATTCTGCAATCTTGAGTTCATATGTTTCAATTGACTGTAGTCTATCCACAAATTTGTCAAACATATATAAGTCATTTTTATTTATAACAATGAGTTTTATAAATTTCTGAGCAAATTCAGATACGTCAACTGTGTTATAATCGGTCTTAGTATCGTCATAGATGACCTTCTTAAACATAGTGATAGGATTACGGACTGGAGTAAACTCTCTAGTTTCAGTATCTAATACATGAAAATACTTAGGATCATCTACATCAGCCCAGGTGAATTCCATCTGTGAACCTAAGTATGTAACATTACCCTGACTTGATCTAGTATGAAAGTGTCCTGATACCACTGTTTCAAACCGTGAGAATATATCTGCACTCATTCCGTGTGGATTAGGCATACCTGCCATAAGGTCAAAGCCTTTTAACTCTAAGTGAGCTCCTAAAATGGGTGCTTTACATGACATAGCAAAGTCAACATACTCTTGATAGTTAGCATTATTGATCCAAGGAATAACTGCAACACCTAGACCGTCATAGTCTATGACCTTAGGCTCCATAATAATATTTACATTACTAGTAAAGTATCCAAGAAGTTCTTTAAGGGAACATAGTTCATTGGTGTTCTTATAAAAGACATCATGGTTACCAGGAATGATATCCATAGTGATGCCCATATCACGCATAGGCTCGAGAAAATGCTTACGATTGGCGTTGAGAGCCTTAAAGTTGACGAATTTTCTGTGCTCATAGTAATCTCCTAAATGCAGTATATTCGTGATATTATGTTCCTTTAAGTAGGGAAAGAAAATTTCTGTATAGAATCTCTCTTGGTACTTTAAGAATATATCTGATGAATTTCTTACACCGCAATGTGTATCATTTAATATTGCTACTTTCATGTATTGAGTATCTCCACTATTCTATTTCCTAATTCAGTAAACCATTTGCTATCATGGCCTCTAGTAACTTCAGCAGCTGTGCCTAGTCTTATGCCACTTGTTTCTTTGAAACTTCTTGGGTCATTAGGAACCCCATTCTTATTTACAGTGATTCCATTTTTTTCTAATAGGTCAGCAGCTTCTCTTCCGCTTATATCTTTATCGCTTAAATCAACTAGGACAATGTGACTATCAGTTCCCTTTGTTGCAACGCTATAGCCATTATCAACAAAACTTTGAGCTAATGCTTTAGCAGATTTAACTACTTCCTTAGCATATTCTTTAAATTCTGGTGTATTAGCTTCGGTGAATGCTTGAGCCTTTGCAGCAATAGAATTCATCAACGGGCCGCCTTGAGTTCCTGGGAATATCGCACCATTAATCTTTCGTGTGTAATCAGGATTATTCCATAGTATAATACCACCTCTTGGTCCACGTAATGTTTTGTGGGTTGTAGAGGTTACTACATCTGCGTAAGGTAATGGGTTATCATATACACCACCAGCAATCAGGCCCGAATAGTGAGCCATGTCTACCATAAGTAATGCGCCTACTGAATCAGCAATTTCTCTAAACGCTTCCCAGTCGATTTGTCTCGGATATGCACTTGCACCTGCAATTATCATTTTAGGTTTATAACGTTCTGCTAACATCCCAACCTCATCGTAGTTAATTAAGCCATCCTCTTCAACACCATAGGTGTGAGAATCAAACCATTTGCCTGAAATAGTAACAGGAGCTCCGTGAGTTAGATGGCCGCCGCTTGCTAAATCCATACCGAGAATAGTATCACCGACATTTAGAAAGGCTTTCATTACTGCAAGATTAGCATTGGCACCAGAATGTGGTTGAACATTAGCAAACTCGCAACCATATAATTCCTTTAGTGTATCAATTGCTAAGTCCTCAACTTCATCCATGTAATCGCAACCATTATAGTAACGAGCTCCTGGATAACCTTCAGCATATTTATTAGTAAAGATTGATCCATTAAGTTGCATAACTGCATCACTAGCAAAGTTTTCACTTGCAATTAGTTCAATAGTAGTAGACTGCCTAATCTGCTCTTTGAGAAGAATCTCTTTAATTAAATTATTCATACCATAAATAGTTCTAGTTTGTCTTTAGCTTTGGCCTTCTCTTCTTTGGCAAATTCTTTAATCTTAGAATCCTTAGTCTTCACTTGATCAATCCTATTGCGTAGAGTATCTACATATTGCATAGTAGCTTCGGCACCTTCTCCGTCCATACCCATAGCAACAAAGTCCTCAATGCCGCATTTCTCAATGTATCTGAACTTGATATCCTGTTGTTTCTTCTCTTTAGTTATTCGCCTGATGAATGCAAAATAGCATATCTGGGTAAAGTAAGAGAATGCATTAGGTTTGCCGGTTCTAGTTGCAGCTTCGATATTATAGTTGCCAATGGCTCGTAAACAATTTTCTACTGCATCCATGACCATTTCTTCTCGGTAGGTGTATCGCACAAAGTTAGGTCTGTGAGATAGTCCTTCTGCAATCTTAATGAAACATGTAGCAATATAGTCTGTTACTATAGGCAATGGGGTTTCATCAGTTCTAGCTACAAGAGCCTCCTTTGCATAATCATAGACTGCTTCAGAGAAGTCTCTATTGTTCACGTAATGTGGTTTTTCTTTCGGTTTTAGTTTAGCCATTAGTGGGTTTCCTCCATATAATAGTATATTATACTACACTTTTAAGGCAAAGTAAAGTGTTATTTTAATTTATTTTTTTTACAGAAAAGTGTTGACAAAAGCGGCTAAGTGTAGTATAATATATAAGTCAACCGGGAGGGGTAGAGGTATACCATAATTAATGTATGATTTTCTTATGATTAGGGATGGCATCTACGGGGTAAACTTCATTATCCTCTTCTTCAAATCTATCTACTATTTCATCTGTAATTCTATTTAATAAAGACTCTTGACTCTCCGGAGGCTCGAAGGCCTGTTTGGCCGAGAGTGCATATTTGATATACTCTTTCTTTATTTCTTCCACAACATTAGAACTAACCATAATGTTATTTTTATTAATAGTGTATCTCTTCTGATCGGAGAACGGAAACCATGGGCTAAACTGATAGCCCCCAAGCATAGTGCTATAGACAGAAATCGGCCTTTCAACCATATAATTGTCTTTGTTGTCACTACTCACTAAAGCAATGATATTATCACCGTTAATTAGCTTAAAGTTTCTTATATTTAGTTCTTCCATATTATATATTTATATCGTAAACTTTGTAGTCAAATTTCTCTTTAGCATATATCTTAATGCGCTCTGCCGCATGAACCAAGGTGTAATTCTTCTTACTCTTCCAATGTAAGTCATCTGCAATGTCATACACTTTAGTGTCTATTCCATCTGCTGACTTTCTAAGCCCGCGGCCTATACTTTGCAAAACCCTAATTTGACTCTTACTTGGTGAAGCGAATATAATATTATGCAGGCGCTTAATATTGATACCAGTACTAAAAGTACCCATACTCGCCACAATAATCGCATCCCCTTGTGTTTCGGTAATAGCTCTGACATTCTCTCGGTCGTCAACGTTAGTTTCTCCACTTACATAGAACAGATTCCTATCTGTATCCTTTAATTTATCTCGTAGCATATCATGCAGAGGTTTGCCGTGTTTATCTACATATTGGAATAGCACAAGAGTATTACCCGTGCAATCTATAGCTAGATTAGATATAAAGTTGTTCCTTGGATCATACTTGACAATGAAATCCATCTCTTGCTGATAATCTCTCTTAACCCTACAATATTCATCAGCATACTTTAACAGTAATACATTAATATCTAACTGTGCTAAATCGTTACTATCCATTAGTTTTTTGGTAGTAGTAACCTTATGAACAGGGCCAAATAGCCCTTCTAACACTAATTGGTGTGTTTGTGTTCCATCCAAAGTACCTGTGGTACCCATTCTATATCTACATTCAGTGCACTTTTCTAGG